CAAACGGCACTCCTGGGACTCAGCCAAACGGTCTTCCTGTTGCAAAACCCGGAACCAGTATGCATGAAAAAGGGGCAGCCATTGATGTTGATGTAGCTAAGATGACTCCTCAAGCTAAACAATGGTTGCAAGATAATGGTTATGTGCAGCCTTCATGGGCAACTGATCCTAAGAGCCCGCAGTATGACCCAGGACATTGGGAGCTTTCATCTTCATCAAAAACAAGTCCTACCGCTATTAGTGGAACATTAGTACAACGCCCTGATGAAACCCCTGAACAATTCAATGCTCGTAAAGCTAAAATTGAAGAGCCACAAATTAAAGATGCTGCCGAAGTAGCATCCGGTTTAAGTAAGATTGATACTGATAGCTTAATGGCATCGAATACTGACTTAAATGAGCTTAAAAAAATAGCAGCTAGACCTGATGCTAGTAAGATCTTTGCCCCTTTACAATTACAAGGTGGTGAGACATATGCTCAGGCAGCTACTAAGGTTGCTATTCAGCAATTCAAAGAAGGAATAAACGTTACTGCCGGTAGTATTCATGCAGGCATAGGGGTAAACTTTGAGCCGGTTTATCAGAACTTAAACTTAAGCCCTGACCAAAAAGTAGCTGCTGCTAAAGCACAGCAGATCATTGCACAACAGGTGATTAATAACATTATTGCCAATAAGACCAAAGCATTTGGCGGATCACGTGTAACCAACTACCAAGATCAACAGTTATCTGCATTAAATGCTAATATGAATCAGCTTCCTAAGTTTATTGGTGCATGGGCAACAAGGCGCCAAGTTGATAATGCAGCATTGCTAGATGCTCAAAATGAATGGACTAACTTTCAAAGACAGTCGTTACAAAAGAATCAACCTGCCGACCCACGTGCATTTATTTTAAGCGATACATACTTAAAAGACTTGCCACAACGGCATAGAGAACATATTGAAAAAGTAAATAAGTTCTATGGTGAACAATAGAGGCTATTATGGCAGATAAACAATTTAATCCGTATGACACTGTTACAATAGGCGATACGCCTATTACATCGCCTGATGCATCTGATAAGATTAGTAATAGCCCATATAGTGGTATTAATTATGAGTCTTCTTCACAGTCTTCTTCACCTCAGTCCTCAGTAACTGTTACAGGGGTGCCTGCAGACTATATGATGCCTGCATTAGGAGGAGCAGCTGCAGGTGCGGCTGCTGCTAAATATGGTCCTCAACCTTACAACTTAAGCCCTGAATTTATTAAAGACCAAGAACTTTTGGCAGGTAAGATCTCTGCTCATTCAAAAGCAGCTGACTTATTGAATCAAGTAAATACCGAGCATGCAGCTACCATTGACACAGCTCATCAACTACATGGTGATAAGTTAGATGCTTTAAAGAATGCAGAAGACATGCTTGCACAAGCGACTGAGCATGCACAACAATTAGATGCAATTCCGCCTGAAGGTGCCGGTCAAAAATGGATTCCTACATCAGCAGCTACTGGAACGCCTACAGGAGCAGCAGAAACTACAGTTTCAGAAGCAGGTCAATTATCTAGACTTGCTAAAGATCGCCCACCTGGGTATAACCTTACAAATGCAGGTATTTATGTCCCAGGTCAAGGTGATGTGGCTCCTATCTTAACTAAAGAGCAAGAAGCTGCTAAATCAATGGCTTTAAGAAATTATTTAGCAGCTCAGCAATTAAGAGATCAGCATCAAAAGATTGCTGCTCAATCAGCAGCTGAATTAGAGAAGATGAAAAAAGCAACGCCGTCTCGAGCTTCTGCATTACAAAAGAGATTGGACGATCTTGCTGTTGAAAGAGCTGAAATAGAACAGCGCTTAAAATCTAAAACACCTTCACCTAATGCAGTTCAGCGTTTTCTATCAGAAAAAGTACCTTACGCAGAAGAAGCTATGAATGCTGCAGGTAAAGTAAATGAATTTATTAACAAGACTCCAGGTTTAAAGTACATAGCACCTGGGTTAAGCGCAGGTCTTGGAGTACCACAAGCAATGTCAGGTGCACAACATTTTAGTGAAGGCCAAAAGCTTAAAGGCGCTTTAGAAATGTTAAGTGGTGCAGGTGGAGTAATTGGTGCATTCCCACATCCTGCAACAAGAGCTGTAGGTGCTCTTGCGCAAGTTCCTTATATGGGATATGAGGCAGGTGAGTATTTGTATGACAAACTTCATCCACCTAAATAAGCTTTATACTTCTGAATAGCTCGATTAACTTCTTGTTTATGCATACCAAATAACCGAGCTGCATAAGATTGCGTATGCAAGTCAACGACCACTAAATACAATGCATCCATTAGATGGTCAGACCATCGAGGTCTTTGAAGCTTAAAATACTTGAAGTAATTAAATCGTTGTTGCTTAGTCATTAGACCAAGCTCATACTTTACAGTTGCCCAATTTTTACTCATGAATATGTCTCATTTCAATAGCATCAATTTGCTTTAATAAGTCTTCCCTGATCTTTAAATACGTTTCACTGCCTGGGAATTCATCACGACCGATTGAATGATAGAACTGCTCTTCACACCAATCAAAATTATCATTCTTAGCATTAGGTGGAAATATATTGGTTTTACCTTTAGCAGACTGTCGTTGATAAAAAGTATCTGGCTTACGGAAGTCAACCAATCCTTTAAGGAACGGATAAATCTTTAAGATCTCTAACCATAATTTCATGGCAATAATGTTATCTACGGTCGTTTGAATTTGCTCATCACCGCGCATAATGCAGTAGCCAATAAGATCTTTAATTGTGCAGCGTACCATATAAAAGTGCTCAAAATTGCGAGGCATAATAGTCCGAGTGTCAAGACCATGTACAAGACCGCTATCAAGCATGTCAACATAGAGATCACGAGCCATCGTAGTAATTTGTTTGTATCTTTCGAAAAAATCAGCATTTGCCATAATCCCTGGTTTAACCATTACTCGATCGTCTCGCATATCCCTATCACCATGAACTTGGGCCGCAAAACTAAACAGACGATGGCGTATTAAATGAGTTGTGTCAATCATATCCATACCATTAACCGACCAAGTGATGTTGATCGTCTCCATGGCAGTAGGTAGCAGTTCATAACGAAATAACTCATCAATGGTTTGATCAATTTGATCCTCTGGAAAATCCCATTGGATTTTGTCATTCCATGTGTTTAATAGAAAGACGGATATAGTTTTACGAAATTCTGCAACTGTTGGCGCATGCACAATTTGCACATCAATGCATTCCAATTGGTTCATAAACTGAATTGGTTCAGGCTTCTTACCAAACTTCAGAGTGGTGTGCATTGGCTGAAGATTTTTCATATCGTTTTTATGGATTTTTGGCATTTTCTACTCTCTTTAGTAAGTGTAATTCAACAAGGCGTGCATAACCGGCAATATCTCTCCAGCTATCTAAATGATCAGGTGTAATGGCTAATCTAGATAGTTTCATAACTATCTTAGAAAAATACATTTGATATAACAATCCCATCTCAAGTCCGTAATGGTGTTTATATCGATCTTTAATTAGCTGTATGATTTGAGCTTCTAGATTAATACCTTCATAGAAGTCACCATAGACTTCACCACGTTCTTTAATCACTTCATCAGTAGTGGTCATACTTTATATGCCTCCAGTTTATGTGCTATCACAGCCATGCGCTTTGCACTATTTGTATGGACATCCACCATATAACCAGTATTTCCCATTTTCATTTCATTGTCTGCATATTGGAGACACTGAAGTGCATCACAGTAATGAACGACTAAAGCTTCAGGGGAATCATCATGATACTTATCACAGAATTCACGAACCTGATCAGGAAAACTTTCGACTATCTGTGCTTCTGCATCTTTAAGAGCATCGGCAACATGAGGAAAATTCTTTTTAACGAGATGGTTAACATCTGATATTTCCATCTCTGCTAAATCATGACAAAGAGCAATCTTTAAAGCTACATCTACATCAAATTCATAGTGTTTAGACATCAGTAATACGCCTAATGCTACAAAGAAACTATGAGTGGCTACAGATTCAGGCTGAATGACTGGTTTCATGGAGTATCGTTTGGTGTGCTCCAATGAGTAGCTCTTCATAAAAAAGTCAAATGATTCTTTATTCATAGTCAATAGCCTCTTGAGACCAATCTTTACGAGTAAAGCGCTGAGTTTCCAATACATCTTCCAATGCATCACGAAGCTGTGTATATGAAGTGCAAAC